AAAAAGTGGGTATTTTACCCACTTTTTATTATAATTTTTATTTCTCATGCTATTATGCTCAACAGGTTGTAAGGAGGTTCTTTTGACTTATTCAGATATTTTTGAAGCTGTTCAGGCTGCTCTGCTTAGCAGCAGCATCAACCCAAATCAGGTCGAGTCCTATGAAGGTCAGTTTGAAGATCCAGACGAATTTATCATCATTCCACCGGCTGTCTTTATCGACGTTGCCAGAGGTGGAAAATCAAATGCAACGGCAAACGGAAAGGCAATCGACTTTGTTCTCTATCTCTGTTCCGACAGCCTTAAGGCAAATCCTCAAACTTCCAATATGTTAGACATGATCCAGGCAGTAGAAGAAACCTTAAAACAAATCATTTTACCAGGTCAGATCATCTCCTACACCGGTTTTGAAAAGATTGGCAATTTCCCAGGTTTCAAAATATACCAGCTGTCTTTTTCTGTTAATTAGGAGGCTATTCAAATGATGATAACAATCGATGAATTTAAAAATGCGCTTGGCTCAAAAGTGAACACGATCACAGCAGGATTTACCGACGATAAACTCACAGCTCTCATCACAGAACAATCAAATTTAATCTCGAACATTCTCACTTCAATTACAATACCCGAAGAAATTCCAGCCTTGTTGAAAAAGATCTGCAAAGACTTCTGTGTGTACGAACTTTATTCTCGTCAATCACGTGGCGATCTGCCCGATTCTATCCAAAAAGCTCAGGAAAATGGTTACAAACTTCTGGATAAAATCCTCAAAAAGCAAATTGTTTTCGGCACTTCATCCTCTCCCACCACCGAAGAAGTACAAGCTGTTATGAGTGTTAGAACTCAAGTTTTTACGCAATCTATATGACGCTCTCACAGATCATCGGCAGAGCTGCCGTTCAGCGCATTCAACGCCGCATCAGAGAAAATAAGATCACACCCAGAACCGACAAATCAAACAAAAAAGGTCAAAAGGGCACAACGTTAATAGAATCAAAAACTCTTGTGAACAAACTCACATATCTAACTCAAAATACGACAGATGGCTCTGTTATCAAAATCGGTTCCAACCTCGATTATGCGCAAATTCAACACGAGGGCGGCACGATCACACAAAAAATTACAAAGAAGATGAGATCATTCTTCTGGGCAAAATTCTACGACACAAAAGTCGAAAAATGGAAATTCATCGCAATGAGCAAAGGCGGCATTATCAACATCAAAATCCCTGCCCGTCCTTATTTATTTCTCGATGCAGACGATCAGAACTACATTGCACACATAGCTCTCGAATATATTAATAAAACCTCTTTGAGGAGATCATAAACCATGCTGCACTCAGGTACTCAGACAATTATTAACAAGGAGATCATAAATGGCATATAAAAAAGCTGTTAAAGAACATGCAAAAAGCCTTTACGTGTTAGACGGCAAACCTCTCGAAGAAATCTCAAAAATAATATCCGTCCCTCTCAAAACTCTCTATGGCTGGCGCAAAAAAAATAACTGGGACGACGCTATCACGTACGGTGGTACCATAAACCTTGTGGCAGAAATGCAAAAAGCTTTTGCCGAAGCTGTAAAAAAGGCTATCGAATCCGATACTCTCACCTCTCCCGCCGTTGCCGATTCGCTCTATAAAACTTCCAAGCTAATGGAAAAACTTCTGCCAAAAAAAATGATGCTGGCAAATATCTTCAACATGTTCGAAGATATTGTAATGTATGCAAAAACCTACATCGATAACGACCGCTTCATCGATGATCTGACAAAATACCTGCCCGAAATTGCCGATTTCCTGCGTAAAAAATACAGCGAGGAAGCATGATCAATTCTATGAATACAAAAGAGTTCAATCTCAAAATTCAAAAACTCATCGAAGATATCAAACGTGACGCCGTTGTCTTTGCGAACGATACCAAAATAGATCAGCGGCTGCGGCTTCAAAAATCAGAATCAGACTTCTTCTACTTTGCTAAAACCTATTTTCCGCATTACATCAAAGCCCCCTTTGGTGCTCCTCATCGCAAAATGCACTCAGCTACCGAAACAGACGGTCAAGTCACTGCTATTGCCGGTTTTCGTGGTCTTGGCAAAACTGCTCTCATGTCTATTATTAAACCCATTTGGAAAGCTCTGCATGGCAAAATTCATTTCAATTGCAAAATCGCAAGAAGCAAGGAATTAGCTCAGGAACGAACTGAATCTATAAGGATCGAGTTCCTTTTCAATCAGCGTCTCAAACACGATTTTGGGCAGCAGCTTATTCTCGGCGGTGGCGAAGGCTTCGATTTCACCATCAAAGCCGGTTGCCGCTTCCTCGCTCTCGGCTACAAATCCGGTATTCGTGGCAAAATTCACGGATCGTTCCGTCCCGATTATATCGATGTGGATGACCTCGAAGATCATAATTCTCTCAACGAACGTATTGCTAAAGACAAGCTTAAATTTGTATTAGAAGAAGCATTTGGTGCACTCTACAAAGGCAAAGGTCACATCATCTGGTTAGGAAATCTCACACACCAGAAATCAGCTTTAAATTTATACCGTAAACTTTGCCAAGACGATCCTACTCCCTGGCGCAAATTCCTGCTTCTGCCAGCCGACGACGGCAATTTCAATCCTGCCTGGAAAGAAAATTTTACAAAAAGTGATCTGCTGAAAATTTACAAAGTTATGGGAAGGATCGGTTACGAACGGCAAATGCGCATGAATCCTATCATCGAAGGTGAAATTTTTAAAGCTGCCTGGCTCAAATATGGCATTCATTCCGGTCCCAAAACCGTAGTAACGTATTGCGATCCTTCCCTGGGAAATTCCAAATCCTCCGACTATAAGGCTATTATCACGCTTGGCTATCAGGCTCCCAAATATTACCTGCTCGACTGTTGGATTCGTAAAGCTACCATAAACGACATGATCCACAAGCTCTACGCTGTAAACGAAGAATTTAAAAACACCAGGCTCTACATGGAATCAAACTTCTGGCAAAAAATCCTCTGGGAATTCATTCCCGATATCGCCAAAGATAAAGGTTATTCTCTGCCGGTTACAGGTATAGATAACAAGCAGAACAAAGTCCTGCGTATCGAGAAACTGCAACCCCTGTTTGAATGGGGCTGGATCGTTTTCCCATCAGATATGAACGAAGATGTGCTTATCCTGCAGGATCAACTTCTCGCTTTTCCAAATTATCCACACGACGACGGACCGGATGCTCTCGCCGGAGCTATCGATATGATCCGCAATCGAGCTATGCAGTCTGCACGGGACTATGTGTCAATTGCCAAAAAAGAATTTGATTCTAATTTTAACAAATTATAGGAGTTACAATGAATTTTGATTTTTTTAATTTATTCAAACCAAAGACAAAACCTGTCACTCTCATCACACAGCCCGAAAACGAGCCGATCATTCGTCCCGAGATTTCTCCGTCCAATATCCTCTTTGCCAAATCACAGATGGATGCTGGGTATTACAAAGACATTTACGCTCTTTTCCAAAGACTAATTGCAGATAACGACAACCTCGCCGGTTGCATCGATATTCGCAAAGAAGCTGCAAAAGCCTGTGAATATCGCTTCGCTACAGAACTTTCGACAAAGCAGGAAGAGTTCTTCGAAAATCTGCTTTCCGACTTCCTGTCCGATCTCATCTCACAATCCATCGATCTCAAACTGCAGGGCATTCTCTTTAGGCAGGTACATTATAAATTCCAAGATAACCTCTATTTTCTCGATCGATTTGAAAGCTACAAAAACCTCGATATGCGGCTCAAAAACAAAAAAATATCTCTTTACATAGAAGATAAAGAGATCGCCCTTCCAGAGCTTAATTTTGTCTTCCTGCACAAAGATAATTCTGTTTTAGAATCTTTGCTCAAGTATTATTGCTTCTTTTCCTTTGCCATAAACAACTGGGTTCAATATACTGAAAGCTACGGCAAACCGGTTCGCATCGGGAAATATCAGCCTGGCAGCAGCCCAAAAGAGATCAACATTCTCAAGCAGATGGTTGCTTCTCTTGGCTCCGATCTTGCTGCTGTTATTCCCGATAACACTCTCATCGAGTTCGTCGAATCTCAGCAGAAATCAGCTTCTTCCAGTTTATACAAAGATTTGGCAAATTTTCTTGAAGATCGGGAAACACGCAGGATTCTTGGTGAAACCATGTCCACAAAAGAAGCTCAGAATGCCGGTTTTGCTCAATCCAAAGTACAAGACCTGGTTCGCAAAGATGTTCTGGCTGGCGATCTGGCAGATGCCAGCCGTTATGTTTCCTGGTTTTTATCTCGCTTCAATCGCATCAACTTTGCCGATCAGCCTGTCCGCATAGAACTTTTTCCTCCTAAAACTGTCGATCTTTCTCAGCGCATAAATATCGATAAACAGCTTAATAATATAATCGATATAGATCCCGATTATTTTTATGGAACTTATAATATCCCATCTCCCGAAGGCGGCATGAAAATAAAACAAACTCCTGCTCCAATAACTAACTCAACCTTGTTTCCCCTTGTAAGGGAAGCGCCTGAAAGGGCGATGGGTTTTCCAAACCTGACCAACATTCTAAACCGAACCTATTCAAACACTTCCAAAGCCGCTGCGGCTCTTAAAAAAAACTCCAAAAATTAACTGAGAGTCAATTTAACGATCTTTCTTACCTTACAAATTTGCATCTTTCGTTCGGGCAGGAACTCACAGATAACATTTTAGCTGCTTACGCCGACGGCAGACAAGCGCTTAATATTTCAAATCGATCCCCTCTTGAGAGGGGGATCCTTTCGGGACGGGGTGTGTCAAACAACTTTTTGCCGGAAATCGACTGGACACTCTCCGACATCAATGCGCTCAATGCCTTTCGTGCTGAGGCTTTCGAGGTTGCTCATGTTCACTCCGAAGACCTGCTGCAAGATCTCAAAACCTCCGCTGCTGAGGCTCTTAAAAACGGGCAATCGTTTTCTTCCTGGCAAAAAGAAATGCAGCTTGCCGGCTTTGAACCGGAAAATCCCTATCACCTTAAAACCAATTTCAACACCGCAATAAACAATTCCCTCATGGCTGGCAAATGGAACGATATAACGGAAATGAAAGACATCTTCCCATATCTGCGTTACGTAGCTGTAATGGATGACCGTGTGCGTGATGATCACGTTTTCCTGAATGGAACGGTTGCCGCTGTAGATGATCCCTTCTGGAATGAATTTTACCCTCCCAACGGCTGGAATTGCCGCTGTAATGTAGAGCAGCTTACGAACGAAGAAGGTGCGCAGGAAGCATTGCAGCCCAAACCGCACATTCCCATCGATGAGAATTTTCAGAAAAATACCGGAAAAGACCTCTCCATCTGGGGCAAATGGATAGATCGCAAATTAGTGGATTCCGGCAAATATAATTGGAAAGATTTAAGTTTAGAAGACTGGCAAAGCCTTCCTGCTGCTGCATTGCAGGATATGATAGATACAACCGGCTACAACAGAGAGCAGCTTCTGAAACTTTACGAAGATTACCTGGATGATAGAACTGTTTTCGATGCTGCCGGCTGTCCCGTCTTCCTGGCTCGTTCCAAAGCCGCCAAATTCAATACTTATGAAAAAAAAGACCTGCAATATCGTTTCCAATACCTCAACTGCATCGACGACGGTCTGCAGAATCCCGACGAAATCTGGCTGCTGGATAATCGCTACAATTACTTAAAAAAGTACGCTGACAACGTTATGCTGATCGCTGAAATCGAAAAGGACGGTGTGATCCGCTATTTTAATATTATTCCCAATGCCAGAGATTCTTACATGAACAATAAAAGAAATGGTATTTTGATCTATCGTAAATAAAAACGAAGAGGAAGGCATTTGCCTTCCTCTTGGTGAACCGTTCCCAGTTCACTTAGTCCATAAGAAGCCTTGCCGCTTCCGGGAAAGTGCTCTCAAACGAGGGCAAGCTCTCGAGCATAATTATAATTTATTCCATATCGCAGCGCTGGCAAAAACTTTCTTTCATTCTGCCTATCACCTTATTCTGCTCTTCCAATAGCACAGATAATATCATGCCGCATGTTCCGCGCAAAAATGACGCACTTCCGGGAGAGGTATGGCAATATGACGGCTACATAATGAAGATCCTGGTCAACAATCCCTGGTTAAGAGACAACCTGATCAACCTCATGTCGTTGAATTTCTCAGGAATTGTTTTATTTTTCTTCATTTCAAATTTTACATTTCTTCTCTTTCCCATACCATATATCATGCACAGTTTCGGAGCTTAGAAAATAATGATCACTCACGATGCGGATAGCATCTTTAATTTTATAGCCAATTTCCTTCAATTCTATAATTTCCTGCCTTATAATCTCATTGCGTCTATCTCTTTTCAATTCTACATTCCTCATTTCACACACAGGCACTTTATTTATTTCCATAAATCCTCTCCCACACTATCTTTCGTATTTCTGCCGTATAAGTCATTTTTAGCAGCTTTCTGTTCTCTTTTTGTTCCAGCAGAAAATATCGCCTCAGGGCGCAGCTTTTCTTCCTCTGCCGGTCGCACTGCTCCGCTGCGCAGAGCGGCACCATGCACGTCTCGTTTGGGTTTTTTCTGTCCTTTTTCAAGTTCTCATCCTTTTCCTTTTTCTGTCCCTTCTATATTTGCGAACTTTCTTGTAATTGCTCACGTTTCTTATCTCCTTATTTTTTTTGCCTATATTCCCTAAAATCTCACGGACTTTTTTACCGTCTAAGAGCTTGTTGTTATATATAGCCCTTGCCCATTCTTTGCATTCAAATTGTAGTGTATGTTGTTCTTCGGCAGTCAACAGACCGTAATCATGTCTATAGCTCAAACAGATATTAAATATATCCATTTCTGATAAATTTATTAATTTCTCATGTTTTTGTTCTGCAATGTCGTACATCTTCATTGATGCTACAAATTGTTTTGGGTGGAAAATTGAATTAAAAAATAATTTCCAGCCAAACTTAATACTGCATAACCATAATTTCATTTAAACTCCTTCGCCCTTATCCGAGCAAATAAATACATAACAATCGTATCTCCGGCTTCGGCAACTCACATACTCCGCTCTGATTCGTACCGAATCTGACGGAGCATACGAGAACCATTATACGCACTTTGTAATTTCCTGAAAAACTTATAACTTTTTCGGGAATTCACATTACATCCCATAAATAAGACTCCACAGATCTTCAGCATTACGAAGAGGTATTTCATTTTCATTTTTGTCGTAAACTTTCAACCGGTGGTTTTCATTGCCGCAATCTAGATCCCAAAGATAATATTTTATCCAGCCATCTTTGTCATTTGTCATAGATACCAGCAGATCGATCATTGCGTCGTAAAGTACATTTTTTATTGAGCCGACATACGTATCTGGTAAAATAATTTCAAACGCCTTGTGCATTTGTCTGTCGATCTCTATTTGATCTTCGATTGCTTCAATAGCATTAATGAAAGCCTGTTTATCCATTTCTCACCAATCCTACAATCTGACTTTCATGAATAGTAATTGACCTTTTAACTTTTTTGCCAACTTCTACCGACCAGAAAGGTCGGTTGCCGTTTAAGTCTTGAGTATGATTCTGTCCGATTACCTTTCCAGTTACGGTTTTATCGGAATTCAGTGTCTTTTTGAATTCTATTACATCACCTGTTTTCATATTCACCTCCTTTCCTCAGCTCCCCGTAAGAAGCTGATGAAAGAACCCGGCGGCGTGAAAAAGTTATAAAAACCGCCGCCGGAACCAGCAGGAAAATTATGGGAGGAGAAGGCCCAAAAACCTGCTGATTATAATTTTACATTTTACTGAGATTCGCATGAATATTCCTGAAATGCCCTTCATCGTCTTTCTCATAAAAGCGCATGTATTGTTTTATCGAAACCACATCAAAGCAAACATCTATCAGTTCCATCAGCTCCAGCCATTTGGGATCTTTGGAGTATTTGTGTTTGTATCTTTTCAGTTTGCGAACCTGCTGCGGATCGATCTTACCATTCTGACGATGAAATGCTTTGTTGATTGTTTCCAAAAGAAAGTCATCACCTTGCGGATATTTTTCTTTAATGAAATTCTGCAGTCCAGTTTGCAGCTTTATCAGATTGTCATTTTCTTTCACGGTTTTAGCACGCTTGATCTGGATCATGAACTGCTGAGTGAAATCTGCCAGCTCCAGGCTAAGTTCGCTTACGTCTCCCAAATCTCTTTTCTCGCAGTATTTTCCAATCTCGTCTTTGCAGAAATCCGCAAATAACTGCATGTCATCACGCAGCTTGCGAAACTTCTTTTCGATCTTGTTCACGACTCTTGTACGCAGTTTATCGTCATCCGGCACATACTTCACAGGAACGGCTTGACCTTCTCCGTCAATCCATTCGCCATTTTCATTTTTTTAAGCATTTTCTGCCTCCTTAATTTTTATATATTCTTCGCTCTCAGGCACTCTGCTCTCAGGCACTTTACCTGCTCCCATAACTTTTCAGCATATTCTTCGTCGCTCTCCGCTCTTTTGTATTAAGAATGTTCCAGTGTGATTTGTGAAATTTCTTGATCCAGTAATGCTGTAATCTGTTCATAGTTCTTTCCGGCCAGGCTTCTTTGGCCAGATGCCACATGTGCATTCCATCTTTGTCGAATTTCGCCATGCCGCTGTAATCCTGAATTCCCAGAAGGTCATTGCGCAGCTTGATAAGATGTAACCAGTCAAGTTCCCGCAAAGATCTTCCGTAACCCCATTTTTCCATCAGATCATGAAATTCATCATAACTCCAACCATATTTCTTCACGGATATTGCCATGATCTTCTGGCGCATGGATCTGAATTCAGCTATGGTCGGCATCATCCTCTCGCTCCATACGGCACGATGCTATCCAAAAACGGACGCTGATTTAGCCGCTTTCGTTCTTTCTTCTCAGCTATCAAAAGCTTTCGTTGCTGCTCCTGTCGCAACTTTTCAGCTTTCTTTTCTGCTAATTTGACATTAACATTTTCCAGGTTTCTTTCATTAACAACTTGTCTTACAAATTCATGACTGCAACCGGTTTGTTTAGCGATATCTCGCAGACTGGTATAGCCATTGGAGCATATTGTATTCTCCACCTCATCCGCCTTCCTGCTGAATTCGTGCGAAGTTTTCATTGTATTATCACGAACTTGCTTTGGTTCACCATTCCACACATAAAAGTATTTGTTCACTACCTTGCGCTGGATCACGATCTTGCCTTCATCACGCATAGCTTTCACGTGTGCCTGCGTCTTTTTCAGGCTCACTCCGCAGAAATCGGCTGCTTCTTCAGCACAAAATGGCCTGTCAATATTAAAAGCGAAGTTCTCGATTTTGTCTTTGTTCAACTGTCTCATATTTTAAGATCCTTCATTGTAATAATTTCCAATCCCTTTTCTTCTGCCGTAACTTCTGCATCCTGGATAAAGTTCTCAACCTGCCTGAGATTACCCTTGAACTTGCTTACAACTGTTTTATACACATCCTCTGCAAAATCGACTTCGCTACAGCTTTTCAAGACCAATGCCACGTCTTGAACGCTATTAGCCGTAAAAGGTACAAACTCACAACGTCCAAAATAACGCTGATTGTAAGCTTCCAATTTTTGACGTGTATCATGCTCTCCTATCAGGATGATCTGAGCGTGAGCTTCATCCCGAAAGTCTCGAATAACTTCGATAATATCCCATTTACGAAATTGAGTTGCCAGGTTCATTTCATCAACTGCAAATACCTGGTTCGGCATTTTCTTGAACATCTGGATGCAGGCTTCTTCCAGCTTCGCCGTATTGCCGCGCAGGATCTCGTTGCTGCCGGTATAGATCCTGTTCAGCCTTTTGTAAACCTGCTGCAGAAAACTCTTTGCCGTCTCCGTAGCTCGCAGCCGATAATAACACCAGCCGTTGGAAAAGGTCCGATTGTAGCTGTAAAATGTCTTTCCAACGCCGGTCTCTCCATAAATAACGATCATGCCCGGCTTGTCTTTGCTTTTCAGACGATCCATCACTCTGTCTGCATTTACTACGTTAACGGTTGCTACAAGTTTGCTTTTCATTTAGTTTCCTCCTATTCCTAATCTTTTTAGAGTTTCATCTATTTCATTTTTTTGCTTCTCTTTACGATCCGGCTCCGGTTCATCTTCCTTGTTTATAATATCTTTCAGCCAGCTGTCATCCTCTTCCGGCTCCTCTTCAAATTCTGCATCAATGATCGATTTGAAATCAAAGTCTTCTTCCTTAACAATGTCCTCGACTCTGTGCTCTCTGTGCCTCTGTGCCTCTGTGTTTGCCTTTATCTTCCCGAATTCAGGATATTTCTCGATCTCATTGATCCGCTCCTGGATCTGCTCTTTCTGAGATTGTTCAATGTCGCTATCCAATAGTTTATTAAGTTCCTTCCGGGAAAGGCGTTTAATATCGTTTATCAGGATTTCTGTTTGAAGTGCCAGCGCTTTCCTGCCATAAGTTTTTTTGGCTTTGATAGCTTCGGTGCTAACCTCATCATCCATATAAGAACCCTGCTTGACCATAACTGCCGGAGTGGAAAGTTCACGATTGTTTTCATCAAATACTATTAACTTACTTAGATCTGTAACATTATAACCGACTCGAACCTTGTTCAATACAGTGAAAGCCGGATGCTGATAATGAATATTATCGAATAGTTTTATATATCCGTTCCTGGTAGTAAAGTCCTGAATCCAGAGTGCTTTATATTTCAGCTCTTCAGGTTTAAGTTTACTGTTGGGATCTATCATCTGCTCATAAGCTTCTTTCGGACTGAAATTCTGCAGACTCTTCTTTTTCCTGTTATTATACAAGGAAATGTGTTTGCCAATTTCTGCCACTATCCAATCCCATTCCGGTATATTTATTTTAGGATCATTCAGGATTGCTTTATTCGTTCTTTGCAGATGTTCAGGGCGATCATCAGGAGATTTTCCCACGTAAACATCGGCAAATCTTGGCTGCGTTTCAAAGGACCTGAATATATAATTATGAGCCGGTTCTATCATTTTTCCTTTGGAATTTCCCGGAGTCACGAATTTGATCCGTTCCAAGCCGCAATCAAAGAATATTCCATTGCGTCCGTTCATGGTAAATTCCAGGGCACGCTGCTTCAATTTGAGATATTTCTTCCTCGTTTCGTTTTCCACGATGTATTTAGCACATAATTGCTCATTATATATTCCGGCAGGATTGTCCGGCTGTAATATCTTAGGAGCAGGATATTTGGTCATGGCATCATACCAGGCTCCGGCGATCACATCGCTGCGTTCAGAGAACGATACGGCAAATCCGGTAACTAAAGTTGTGCAAACATCAAAGAAATAAACCACAACCGGCTTGATCAGGCTGTCTCTTAACCATGGATTATTGACCAGTATCTTCATTATGTAGCCGTCGTATTGCCATACCTCTCCCGGAAGTGCGTCATTTTTGCGCGGAACATACGGCATCAGATTATCAAGACTCTTTTTGCCCTGACTTTTTGCCAGCAGCAGCTTCTGACGTTCCTGGACCTGATTATAAAATTTCAGAAAGGTCGGATAAGACGGAAGCTTCATTCTGGGATGCTGGGCATGGATCGCTTCCGCCAGTTGGTCATAAAGATGTTTTGCCTTCACCATCGGCTGCCGAATTATCCAGGTATTTGCCAGCGCATAGAATGCTTCTGCCTTTATTGACTTCCTGCCTCTATTATTTTTGCGGTCCGGAGCCAGAACCGATGTCCTGCGTCCGGCATTTTCCCAGCGTTTGCGAAGTCGATATAAGGTTTTCACACTTATCCCATCCAATATCTTCACTTCATCCGGCAGTAGATCGCCATTTTGGATGTCAGTCGCAAACCGTTTATCGGCATCACATTTGCGAAGATTCTGCTTTTTGGCCTCTTCCCTATATCGCAGCCAGGTCATTATCGCCGTTTCCATTGCAAAAGCATATTGCCGCTGGTTGGAATTCAACGACTTCATGCCAGGATCA